ATCGACAATGATGCCCGCTTGAGTGACAACCGAACCCCTCTTGATGGCTCGGTCACTGACGCCAAGGTGGCGTCAGGCGCTGACATCTCGCCAACCAAGATTGCTGGCACTGCTGTCATTGATAGTGATGCAAGGCTGTCAGATGAGCGAACGCCGACCGATGGCAGTGTGACCAACGCAAAAGTGGCGTCAGGTGCGGCGATTGACCAATCCAAGATTGACGGCCTGACTGCATCTCTAGACGGCAAGGCCAATCTGGTGTCTGGCAAAGTGCCGCAAAGCGAACTGCCAGCCATCGCGCTGACTGAGGTTGATGTTGTAGCAGACATTCCAGCCCGTGATGCCCTTAGCCCACAAGAGGGCGATGTGGCTGTTGTGCAGGATACGGGGTCGGGGCAGGCCGCGTCGTTTATCTATGACGGCACGGCATGGCAAGAGCTTCTAACGCCTGGTAGCGGCATTGTTTCGGTCACGGCATCTCAAGGCTTGGCAAGCACTGGTGGCACAGCCCCTGAAATTACAATCGTTGACGGCGGCGTGACTAACGTCAAGCTGGCGGGCGGCATTGACCCGACTAAGATTACAGGCACGGCGGTAATTGACGCTGACGCTAGACTGTCAGAGGGCGCGGCAAGTGCCGAGACGGTGCGCTCACTTGGTACAGGCGCAACCCAGGCGCTGCCTGGTGACTACGATGTCGCGGGCCAAGCGCCCGTGCAGTCGGTCAACACACAGACGGGCAACGTCACGCTCACTGCTTCGGATGTCAGCGCGTATCCTGACACGAACCCAAGCAACTTCATCGACGCCGCAGGTGCGCCGGTGCAGTCTGTGGATGGCCTAACTGGTGCGGTTGATCTGAGCGGAAATTATGACGTGCTGGGCGCGGCGGCTTCCGTGCAGTCCAACCTCACTGCGCACATTAACGACACGGCCAACCCGCACAGCGTGACGGCATTACAAGTCGGCCTGGGGAACGTGCCCAACCTAGACACAACCGACGCGGTAAACAAAGCGCACGATCAGAATACAGACACAGCTCTGGACAGCGGTGGTGCTAACGAGGTCACTGCCGCCGACATCAGGGCGCACATTGACGCGACGGATAACCCGCACAGCGTCACAAAAGCACAGGTCGGGCTTGGCGATGTTGACAACGTGTCAGCTTCCGACCTAAGAGATCGAGCCACGCACACAGGCACGCAAACGCTGGCGACCATATCTGACGCAGGCACTATGGCGTCTCAGGATGCCAGCAGCGTATCTATTACTGGCGGCTCGATTGATGCCGCGATTGACTACGACAACGCAAACAGCACGCTTACAGCCAGCCTCGTACAGACGGCCATTGACGAGCTGGACGACAAAAAGCTCAACGTCAGCAATCTTTCAGCAAGCGTCAACTTTTTCGCTACTAGCGCGGCGGGCGCTGTGTCGGGTTATGGAAAGCTGGTCATTGACACTGGTGACGCCGACTTTGACGATCCCGCCGTTGCCGTAACTGTTGGCCCATTTAGCGGCAGTGACAACCTGCTTGGTTCGCTTGTATCAGATGCGGGAGTCATTGTCGGCAATACAACGTCGATCAACGTCACCACCATTGGCAATGTTAGGCGCTCAAGCGGCAATCAAAACGACGCCGCCGAGTTTTACTTTGAAGTTTACAAGCGCGACAGCGGTGGCACTGAGACACTGATCGGCACGTCGAGCAATACCAAGTCAGTCTCATCTGACACATTTCAAGAGTTTTTCGCAGACGCGCTAATTGACGACACCAACTTTACCGCGACTGATCGGGTGGTCGTTAAGTTTTACGGCTCAGTCGTCAACGGCCCAGGCGGGCGCACCTATGAGTTTCAGTACGGCGGGAATCAACCGGTGCGCACATTGTTCCCCGTGCCCGTCACTGTTGTGCCGACAGACCAAACAGCGGAGCAGGTGCAGGTTGATGCAAGCGGCTTTGCTGGCCTATTGTCTGGCACGGATGATGACGTGCAAGCGGCGCTGGGCACGCTTGATGGCGTCACCAAATCTGACATCGGTCTCGGCAACGTAGACAATACAGCCGACCTTGACAAGCCGATCAGCACTGCCACACAGTCTGCGCTGGATGACAAGGCTGACAACACCATCACAGTCACGGGCACAAACGGCCTGCAAGGTGGTGGCGATTTAACAGCAGCGCGGACGCTAGAACTGACAGCGTCGGCACTTGCCAGTCTTAACCTTGCTGACAGTGCGTTACAATCAGGCGACCCCGCAACGGATATTGCGTACGACAACACAACGAGCGGGCTGACTGCCACAACGGTACAGGGCGCGATTGATGAGATTGTGGGCATATTGGCGAACGTCCTAGAACTTAACACGGGATCATAGATGGGTATTTTCGACAAGTTTAGAAAGCCGGTAGAGCAAAAGTCGGTCTCACTGCCGGAGGTGTTGTTCACCTTTAACCGTGGCTTCCCGCAGTGGCAAAATTGGGATGCTGAGACAGCGGTCGAGGAGGGCTTAAAAGCATCGTCCATTTTCTACGCGTGTTGCAGGTTGCGCGCTGACGCGGTGGCTCAAGTGCCGTGGGTAGTCAAACGCAAGGTTGGGAACGAGATGGAGGAGGTTGAAGATAGCCCGCTTCATCGCATACTAGAACGGCCAAATGATAGTTTTAGTTGGGCCGAGATGATGGAGCACCTGGTCTATCACTTGGACTTGGCTGGGAACAGTTACTGGTCAATCCTTCGAGCGGGCAACGAGGGTTTGCCGCGTGAGGTATGGTCACTGCTACCACAGGCGATCAAGATTATTCCAGGCCGTGAGTCGCTGGTTGACCAATACCGCTATGACTATCGAGGCACGATCAAAGACATTGACGCGGCTGATATGTGCCACGTCAAAACGGTCAACCCCAATGACTACCTGTTCGGCTTGCCAACCATTCAAGCGGCGGGCAAGGCGGTGGACATCGACCGTGAGGCTGGGCAGTGGCAATATTCCAGCTTACACAATCGCGGCGTTTCAGACTACGCCATCATCATCGACCCAAGCACCACCCCTGAGCAGGTCGAGCGCCTGAAGCAGTTGCACAAAGAGCGCAACGCCGGCGCGGATAACGCGCGCTCACCAATGCTGTCAACGCGCGACATTAAGACCATGAACCAGACAGCCGTTGAGATGGACTTTGTTGCGAGCCGGACAAAGGTCTGGTCTGAGATTGCTTCAGCGATGGGTGTGCCTTTGCCGATGATCGGGGTGCTAGAGGATGCGACGCTGGCGAACATCGAGACCAGCCGAAAGATTTTTTGGATGGACACCATTGTACCGCTGTTGCGGAAGATCAGGTCGCAGGTCAACGCGCAACTGGCGTCTGAATTTGGGCTTTATCTTGACTACGACCTGTCCGCTGTTGAAGCAATGCGGGAGGATTACGGGCAGAAACTGGAAGCGGCTGAGCGTTTGTTCCGCTTGGGCGTGCCGTTTAACCGTATCAACGAGGTGCTGGAATTGGAGATCGGCGAAATCGAGGGTGGCGATACCGGATACCTCCCAGCCGGGCTTATCCCGTCTGACTTAGAGCCGATTGAGTTGGCCGACGCTGACCCTGAAACGCTGAAAAACTTGGCATATGGCCATAAGTCCTAGACGCCAACGGGCGCTTATGGATCGCCTTGAGGCGCGGTTTGCGCGGTCTTGGCAATCCGAAATTGCGCGTGCTATTCGTGCATCAGCCAGAGAATATGGCGACACGCAAAGCACGATGCTGGCAATGGGCAAGCACCGTGAGAACGTGGACGCCTTGATCCGCAAGCTGTACGAGGCAACAGCCAATGAGTTTGCCCAGCCGATATACGAGAAAGCCAACGACCGAGGGATGGTCACTAAAGATTTTGAGAACTTTAGGCGACTGGTTGAGCAATTTATCATCGGCGTCGGCGCTCAAAAAATAAGCCAGATCAGCAGTACAACCGAAAGCCAGATCAGGCAAATCGTGCAAGATGGCGCCTCAGATGGGCTGAGCGTTGATGAGATCGCCCGCAAGCTACGTCAAAACGCCCCGATACTGGCTGGGGTTAGGGCGGCTATAATTGCCCGCACAGAGACTCACAGCGCGTCTCAGTGGGCGCAGGTGACAGCGATCCGCGACACTGGCTTGCAGTTGCGTAAAGAGTGGGTGGCGGCGGCAGATGACCGCACGCGTTTTGACCACAGCGTCGCAAATGGTCAGATTGTTGGGCAGGATGAAAGTTTCACAGTGGGTGGCGAACAGCTAGAGTTCCCAGGCGATCCGGCGGGCAGCGCTGGCAACGTCATCAACTGTCGATGTGTACTAAACTTCGTGGAGTAACAAATGGAAATCAAGAGCTTTACCCTGAAAGACGTGGAGCTGGATGAGCGCACCTTTACAGGGTACGCCGCCGGCTACGGGAACGAGGACAGCGATGGCGACATCATCATGCGTGGTGCGTTTGCCGAGTCAATCGCCAACGACTTCCCGCGCAAAAAGATCAAGATTCTGTGGCAGCACAACAGCAGTGAGCCGATTGGTCTACCGCTTGAGATGTCCGAGGACGAGAAGGGCTTGTATGTCAAAGGCAAGATCAGCAAGACCGAGCGCGGCGATGAAGCGATGGAGTTGCTACGCGATGGCGTGATTGACTCGATGAGTGTCGGGTTTATGATCCCCAAGGATGGCTACGAATACAACGACGACGGCAAGCGGATGATTACCAAAGGCCGTCTGATGGAGTTTAGCTTGGTCACTTTCCCCGCTAATGAACAGGCTGTTGTGCAGTCTGTCAAAGAGGTGAGCGAGCGCGAGATTGAGCGAGTCCTGCGAGAGGCAGGGTGCTCACGGACGATTGCCAAGTCAATCGTTGCTAACGGCGTCAAAGGTCTGCGGGATGCAGAGCGCGAGGCCAAAGAACTGATGGACTTAATTAACGAACTGAAAGGATTAGTATAATGGAAATCAATGAGCTTAAATCATCGCTCCAAGAAACCATGAGCGAGATCAAAGACAACGTCGAAAAGCGTGACGCTGAAGTTAAGCAGTACGGCGAAGTCACCGAGCAGACTGCCAAGCAGTTGACCGAAACCACTGACCGCCTCGACCAAATCAAAGCTGACTTTGATGGCGTCAACGAGCGTTTGGAAAAGATGGAACTGGATCGCCAAAAGATCATGGCAGGCGAAGCCGAGCCGAAGTCTTTGGGTGAGGAGTTTATTTCGTCTGACGTGTTCGCAGAGATGGCCGAGAAAGGTCGCGCGACTGGCTCAGCCTATCGTGTGAACAAAACCATTTCAGGCTTGGGCGCTTCGGCTGGTTCGCTGGTTCGCCCTGATCGTCGCCCTGATGTCATCGTGCCGCCTACGCGTCCGCTGTACATCCGCGATCTGTTGCCGACTGTACCTACAGCGTCTAACGCCGTGGAAGTCATGCGCGAAAACGTGTTCACAAACAACGCGGCTGCACAGGCTCCGTCAAGCGCCAACACTGCAATCGGTGCTGGTGAGTTTGAGGCCAAGGCACAGTCCAACATCACGTATGAGCTGCTGACTATTCCAGTCCGCACCATGGCTCACTTCGTGCCTGCTTCACGTCAGGTCTTGACCGATGCCAACCTGCTGCAAGGGCTTATCAACAATCGCCTGATGCGCGGTTTGTTTTTGGAATCTGACGCACAGTTGTTGTTCGGTGACGGCACTAACCAAAACCTGACTGGCTTGATGGTTGACTCGGACGTGTCTGACATTGGCGAACTGGACTCAGGCACAAGCTCTGCCGACGTGCCAGCCGCTATGCTGGATCACATCCGGAAAGCTGTCACTGAGTGTCAGAAAAATGAGTTTTACGATGTCAACGGCGTGGTGCTTAACCCTGCCGACTTCGAAACTCTGGAAACTGCCAAAGGCTCAGACGGTCAGTACATCTGGGTCAACGTTCCGACTGGCGGTGAGCGTCAAGTCTGGCGCGTGCCGGTGATCGTGTCTAACGCCATGACTCAGGGCAACTTCATCCTGGGTGACTGGACTAGCGGCGCGACCATTTACGACCGCGAGCAAATGGACATCCGTGTGTCCGAGTCGCACAGTGATTTCTTTGTCAAGAATGGCGTTGCTATTCTGGCCGAGGAGCGCTACGGCTTCGGCATCGAGCGTCCGAAGGCATACGCTAAAGGTCAATTTAGCGTTGCATCATAAGCAGTACAGGGGAGGGGCTTCGGCCCCTCTCCGCCTTTGAGGTAAATCATGAAACGATACAAGCTACTGAAAAACAGCCTGCGTGGTCGCAAAGGCGAGATCGTGGAACTGCAAGGCGATGTCGTGCGCCAGCTTCAGGCTAATGGAATCATTGGCGACCCTGAGCAGCCAATCCGTGGGCCAGAGGTCAAAAAGGTTGTAGAGCCTAAAGAGACGAAAGGGAAAAAGCGTGCAAGCAAAGCCACTAAGTGACACAGTTAGCCCTGTCAGCGTGCAAGAGCTTGAGAAGTTTCTTGACGTTTACGATGACCCAATGCTGGAGGATATGCTGTCCATCGCCACGGATGCGGTGATTGCGTACCTCAATGTCGACCTATTGCCTAGGCAGTGGAAGTATGTGCAAAACCTCAAGCGCGTTCCGCTGACCGTAGACTACAAGCGTTATCCGCAACGCGAGTGGGGCTGGATAGAATTGCCATACACGGCGTTGGTGACGGTTGATAGTGTTGAGGTAGATGGTGAGGCTGTTGAGTACCTTACAGACGACGAGAGCCGCCCTGCGCGGGTATATCCCAAGACTTTTGGCGATCAGCTTGTCATTACTTACACGGCTGGAAATGCACGTGTGCCAGCGACTGTTAAGACTGGCATCAAGATGATGGCAACGTATTTGTATGAACACGCTGGGGCTTGTGATGTCACAGAGGCAGTGAGCAAGTCTGGCGCTGAGGCTGTCTTGAGGCAGTATCGGGTGGAGTGGTGAAGTGTTGCGACATGTACCGTGGGAAGCTGCGGAACACAATCGAGTTACAGCGGAAGGATCGCACTGATGACGGACTGGGCGGGTTTGATATTGCGTGGAATACTTATGCAACCGCCAAAGCCTACGTCGAAACCAAGCCAGGCAAAGAGGTCGTCATTGGCGACAGGTTGGAAGCCTCGCAGGTGATCCGCGCAACTATCCGGTATCGCGCTGACGTGGACGAGACAGACCGAGTGATTTACAAAGGCAAGGCGCACAACATCCGCTCGGTGTCCAATCTTGAGGGCCGTGATAAATGGCTGCTATTGGATATGGAAAGAGGGGTAGCGGTTTGAAGATCAAGCTGTCCGG